CTTCATCGCTAGATGCTAGTGCAATAGCAAACACATCGGCATTATTACCCATCGCTGCCTGGGCAGTACCATTAGGGCCAGCAACTAAACGCTGTCCTTTTTTAACATTGCCTGTTACCTTTACAGGAACACGGCCTTTTAAGGCAACTGGAGTACCTTCAGCAAGTTCAAAATTCATTAAATAAGCAGGTTTTTCGCTAACTGGACCTACAGCACGGAATCCAACTTGACATGCTGTAACTTCTTTATCGCCACCGATCATTAAAACGGTACCAACTTCATACTCTGCATCAGCTAGATATTTTTCAGCTAAGTCAGCATAGTTTGCGGCTGTTGCTGTACCAACGAAATATGTTGCTTTTAAGGCGCCTGCTGTGATTGTAGTACTATTGATAACTTCAGTTACTGATGTTCTAACTGCTACTGTGCCGCTTGATGCGGCTGAGCTGGCAGTTCTATAGTCGTCTTGAGCTAGATAAAGTGCGTTTGCTTGAGTTGCTGTACCTGCAAATGTTACAGCATTAATTGTTTTAAATCTTAACACACCGGAACCAATATCATTCTGGTTGTCAAATCCTGGAAGCATATCTGGACCAACTAATGTCAATGGTGTTTTTGTTGTTGAACCTGATCTTGTTTTAAACTTGATAGTATCACTTAATGTATTTTCAAATACTGGAAATGAGTTAATACCGGCTGTATCAATGTATACACTTAATCTCGGAGTTGAGCCTACAGTGTAACCAGAGTCGCTAAATGCTACAATAGTGTTAAACTGTGCATTTCCGCTTCTAACATACTCGTTAGCAAGATATCCGCCTAATCTTTCTGCATTAGTTGCCGTACCCCAAAAGCGGTGATCAGCAGTAGTCTGTCCTAAACTTGCACCACCTGTAGTTGTATACGCTAATGTAAGTCCTTTATGTATTGTTGAAAAACCGTTAATTGGACTAGTATTTGTATCTAGAGTAAATTCTGTTTCAGCACTAACAACAAAAATAGAGTCACCGTCAACAATTGCTTCAATAATTGCATGGCTAGCACCTAATGTATCACGAACACTGCGTGAACGCATTTGTGTTGTTTGTGAGCCGGCAACACCTTGAGGCCCAACTAGTACATAAGTTGCGCCATCCCATGTGTAGAGTTGTTTATTGGTTGTATCCCACCAAAAATCGCCAATTGTTAAACCTGTCGGAGCACTTACGCCAACTTCAGCACCACCTGTAGTACGGAATTTAGAACCATCATAAAATTTTAATTTACTGTTATTACTGTCAAACCACAGTTGGCCGCCTAACGGTTTAGGGGGTGGATTTGTATTTGCAAAATTTTCTAGCAAGTAAAGGAAGTTTTCGTTTTGTACTTCACCGTATCCAGCATAATTCTTACCAATCAGTTTAAGATCAGTAGTGTTGTCAATTGTACCGTCTGCAACAGTAGCTATTACTTGTCCGTTATATCTATTAATGGTATATGGCATGTCTCGTGTTCCTTAGTCCTAGTATTTATTCTATTTTGGTTAGTTAATATCAGCTTGTTAGATATCAGTCTGGTATAGCCAAACACCACTAACCAGTTTATATTCTTTTCCGATGCTAAGATCAATACACCAAACTCTTAAAATAGTGTCATCATCATGATCTGCAGGCCTAAAAATCTTACTTATAACTGTTGTTGCTAGCGTAATTTCAGTATAAGTACCAAAAACTACGCTAAATCCTAGTGGTGCTTTTCTAACTCGGGTATCTACATATAGTTTATTAGCGGCAGTAGTACCAGGGCTTGGAAACGATTCGTCATCTGCTATTGCTGTTTTAACGTTTGTAATAAATTTACTACCAACATCTACAGTGCCGTCACCCTTTGGTGTAATATAAATTGTACCATCAGAAACACTTATATTAAGGAAACTTATTACATTGCCATTAATGTTAATATTATCGACTTGTACCTCGTTTAGTTGTCCAATGCTGTTTAATCCCGGAGCACTTGTTACAGTATTGCCTAATTGTGTTTGATTTAATACGTCAAAATTATTAATTTTAAAAGAGTTACCACTAGTTAGATTTAGATCTTCACTAGATTCCCAGGCTGTACGTGCTAACGACCAAGTAAATGTCTTATCAGTGTCGCCTTTTAAACTTAGGCCTCCACCATCAGCAGTAATATCTGTTGGGTTTGCAATCACTCCGAGATCAATTAATAAATCTTCAACTACTAAATTAGTTGTATTAATTGTTGTTGTAGCACCTTTAACTGTTAAGTTACCTTCAATAATAACATCGCCAGGATTAGCCAATGTTCCAACATGTAGCGTTGCTTGAGGATTATTGTTATACAATCCAACCCAACTGTTTGATGCGTTTACAAATAAACTAGATAACACACCTCCACTATTCCAACTTTTAATTTCAAAGTTTTGATTAGGAATATTTGAATTAATTTGAAAAGTATTGTTAGAAACAACAAATTCTGAATTTTGACCAGCGCCTAAAATTAAAGCGTTGTTATTTAATACTCTAATTGTGCCATTAGCTACCGTATATCCGTCGGCAGGATTTACTTGTAAGAAACTTTCTGCTGTTTTTAAACCAGTGTTTGATGCTAGTGAATCGGCTTGTGTAGCGGCAACATTAAATTTAACATTATCATATGCGCTGGTAAAACCAATTTTTATTGAACTGCCATTAAATCCTGGGATAGTTTCTCTTGGTGTAAACGTACCATTACTAAAAATACCTAGTAACACCTGCCCAACATATAACAATACAATAGTGTGATTAATTCCGTTAGTATCAATTGTGTCAGTAACTTGTAACCCAGAAATTCCTTGCTGGGCAGTATATGCAGGGCCAGCTAATAAATTTGAGTTGCCGTCATTAAAATATAACTGTTTACGATAGCTATCAATCCAAATATCGCCTGCGGCAATACTACTAGGAGCAGTATTTGAAACAATGGTTCCGCCACTAACTTTAAAACCGTTGCCGTCATATACTTTTAATCGGCCTTCAGTAGTGTCGTACCATAGTTGACCTTCAACAGGACGATTAGGCTGGCTTGAATTTGCAAAATTTTCTAATAAGTGTATAAAATTTTCATTAAAAAATTCACCGTAAGAACTAGAATTTTTACCAATAAGGGTTAAGTCTGTTTTAATCTGATCAATAGTACCGTCAACTACTTCCGTTAATACAGTGCCGTCAGTTTTATTAATAATATAGCTCATTACACAACCCCAGTAAAAATAATGTAGTTAATAGTCAAGTATGGATTCATTGAATTAAATGGTTGACCAACTGGAGTATTTGATGGTTGCGGAATTACATTGCCACTGTTTCTTAATCCAGAACCAGTACTCGTTGCAGGCATGCCTAAGCCAGCGTCTGCTGATGGATCGGCTGATGCGCCTGGTAATCCTGATGCATAGTATTGAGCACTTGCTGTACTTAAATTATGTTTGTGATCCGGTAGGTTTTTAGTTTCTAAAGTAATATATTCACGATAGGTACCGTCACCTGGATCTCCTGTACCTGCGCCAAGTGTATCAGCAACAATATCTGTTACACGATTAGCACTGCCGCCACCTGCTGGGATCTGAATAGTCGGATCATCTCGATCGGGAACAGTGTTAGTGTTATCCATGTTGTCACGACCTAACGGGAATCTACCACGTAAGTCAGGTAATGCAAATGTTGCTTTACCAATTAGCTCTGATGGTGTTCTATATGTGTATCCAATACGTGCAAATAAATTTGAATAGTCACCAATTCTAAGTTCTGATCCGTCGCAGAACAAATATCCTGCGGGCAATGTTCCGCCAGCATACGGAAAAATTGCGGCAATTGGAACAATTGGAATAGTTGAAATAAATGTAGATTTAGAAACTTGCTTTAAACTCTGCGTACTGTTTCTGTAAACCAATATTGTATCATCTAAGAATGAATCTGTTGTTGTTTCTTTTTGTGAAATAATATCAGCAGTAACAACCGTTGTAAATATTTGTTCGCCCGAGGGTGAACCTGTTTGCGGAGTTTGTCCATCAAACAATACGTCTGCGGTTGTTGAAATATCACCGCGGATCTTAAATACTGTTGGGCTTGCTAGCTTTGCGGCTGATCCGCTAATATTACCTGCCAACGAACCAGTAAACGATCCGTTAAAGTTACCAACAAATGACTGGGCATATATGTTTCTAAAACGTCTAGTGCTTGTACCTAAATCATACAAGTCAGTCGCCAGGTCGGAACTAGGTTGTACAATTGTACCCGCTACCGGATCGCCGTTTATATCTAAGTTACTAAAGTGTATGCCTCCGTTAATGCTAACGTCTCCGCCAAATTGACTTTGTTTAGTAACACTTAGACCGCCGTCTGTTGCAATGCTGCCTCGGCCAAGCAAGTCTGCATCGGTTGTTCCCTGTACGATAAGATCGCCGGTTGTAATAATGTTTCCGGAAACATCTAGTGCTTCTTGTGGATTTGTATTATTAGGACCTAAACCAATAAAACCGTTAGCATCAATGTGGATGCCAGTAACAGTAGTACCTGCGTTGTTTAATTTAAACTCAATATAGTTTCCACTAGTCTTTGAATAAAAGATAGTAGAGTTTGCATCTGTTGATAGACTAAAACTTAAATCGCTACCAATACCAATGCCGCCGTTATTTCTTACATTTAATGGAAAGTTAGTAGTACTTGCTTCGTCTTTTCTTAAAAAACTTGATGCCTCTACTGCTTTACCGTTGACAATTAATGAATCAGCTTTTTCTGCTGTTCCCCAAAATTTATTAGGAGTAGTACTGTTGACAGAATCAACTGTGCTAAGATTAATACCTTGATTAATTGAACTAAATCCTAAAATTGCAGTCTTTGGTGTAAATGCACTTTTGCTAATGATTGCAATTATATTATTTTCAGAATACATACTAATAACATTATGATCAATGTTTGATGTATCTGTAAGTGTTTCAATATCCGGACCTGTTTTTAGGCCTGCACTAAATTGCGGGCCGATTAATAACCAATTAGATCCAGAGTATACATACAACTGTTGATTAACTGTGTCAACCCACAAGTCGCCCTTAATGCTACTAATGACTGACGGTGCATTTTCTGCTTTCTTAACAGTACCTGCTGGCGTCCATGATGTGCCGTCATAAACTTTTAATAAGTTAACTTGAGGACTATTATCATACCACAGTTGTCCTTGGACAGGATTGCTTGGGGAAGTATTTTTAGCAAAATTTTCTAATAAATGCAAAAAGTTTTCTGCTACTACAGGAGCATATCCTGCATAGTTTTTTCCAACAAATACTAAACTAGTTTCAGAGTTTAAACTTTGGTCGGCAACTGTTAAACTTGGTTTAGCGGGGTTAGTAGTTTCTGTGAACTTTACTTGATAGCTCATCTTATACTCCTGCTAGGCCAGTTAAACTTTGAATACGAACGGTGTAGTCAATTTGAATCAATCGATTTAGGGACTTTTGCACAGGGTGAAAAATAACATGAGTTAAAAGTAAGCTATCGCCTGTTGGGCTATAACTCTTTAATCCTAATTCATCAAAGATGTACAAACTATTTGCATCACTAGCATTGTCAAATGCTTGCTGACCACTAGGTTCGCCGTAATCTAGTAAGCAAGTAACAAATACATCAGTATAGTTAGTGCCAGTTACGTGACGTGTTTCAATAAAATTACGTGTTGGATCTACGTTGTTGCTACTTCTATCGTCAACAACTTTTGTATATGTTTCGTTATATAAACTAGCATTACTGCCAGAGCTATTAGGAGTCAAGTATGTGATAATACCAGTGGGATCAATACTTGTTCCGCCATTGCCAAAGGACATTTGGTATATAAAACCTTGTCCGCTGTTTGCTAAACTCTGTGCTAATGCAATACTAATATTTTCGTAGTGAATTGCATTACGTTTGTTAATGAAAATTTCGCCAGATTGCGGATCATGAATTTTAATATGACCCTCTATGTGTACACCTGTGACTTCTTTACTCTGCATAGTAATCTCTCTTTATTCTATATTTAGCATAAATCATAATGTGCTAGTTTATTGTTATATTAACGCTCGGGCTAGGGAATATACCTAATCGAACATTCATAGATAGTGCCGCTGTAGTGCTCATTGTTATAGGCAATGTCGCTTGTCCGCTGTTAACTGTCATTGTACCAACTAAAGGAACGTTTACTACGGAGACAGAAAACGGATAAACATCGCCGGTAACAAACGACCATCTAGAGTTAACTCCGGTATGCACTTCAATTTTTGCCGGAGTATTTTCGTAAAATGTAGCTTCATAAATCATGTCAGGACTATTTGGATTGCCGCCTGAGGCAGCATTATGTCCCTCCCATCTAATTCTAAATGTTCTATTTGGAAATGATCCTTCAATCCCTTGATAAATTCGAAACGCTAGATTATCGTTAGCAGATATCATAATCTTAGGAAGAGCTGGAGTAGAATTTCCTAACTGTGCATATTCAGCTGAACCTGCACCAAATGTAATATAAGTATTAGTACCTATATAAACTACGCTATATGATTGATTTAAGTATGTTATACTAAAAGGTAACGTAACTGTCCAGTAGCCGTCATCAGCATTTCCATTAAATGGTAACCCATTAGGTACCGCTGGGGTTGATATTGTAAGTGCGGCAACTCCTAACAAATTATTTGTAATAATATTATGTACTGCTTCTGTAGAAGAAGTTGTAACAATTCTATTTCCGCTGTTTGGTCTGGTATCAAATAACGCAGTACCGATGACTTGAGTATCTGACGAGTATACTCCACTAAATCCAGATGGGGTTAGTGATGTACTGGCACCGCCAGTTGGCTTAGCTGTGATAAGATACTGTATTGCTGTTCCATCAGGCACATTAGAAGTGCTCAATGTAACTGTGGCTGTTTGACCGTTAGTTCTTGCGGCTTGATCTGTTGCCAGACTAAAAGTTGCTTGTTTATTAAAACTGTTAGTTGTATTTTTTCTAGGATAAACTTGCCCAGTAGGCGGCCTATGTTTTTCAATTGATGATGGAAACGGAGTTGAATAATAACCGCCAACTTCTGCTGTTGGATGGCGTGTTCCTCGTAATGTAAGCATTTGTATGTTACTTGTTGCATTAAATCCCGTACCTGCATCTTTTGAATCTTGAGCGCCGCCGTTAGTACTTAACACAGTTGAGGGGCTTGCATATTTTAAATATGCTCTTGCATCAGCTTGTGTCATTCTAGGATATTTTTCTGCAAGACAAGCAAGCACACCAGCAGTCTGTGGGCCGCTCATACTGGTGCCCGGACATTTTTTAAAATTATTATTAACTGTATCAGTTAGTCCAAGTGCCGCAACTCGAGGATCTGGGGTATTTGTGCTGTCGTATAAAGTATTATTTGCTGACCATATACTTTGTATTCCTGATCCGGGCGCCCAGCAATCAATACGAGGGCCGTAGTTGCTAAACTCTGCTTTATAATCACCTGTTTCAATGCCAGTTGAATCATAAATGCTAGCGCCAGGCGATTCGTCATGCTGTCCAATTGCACCCGAACAAATAATTTTTGTGCCTTCAGTGCCGCCGTCGGCTGCTCCCGGACTGCTACCTCTGTGAATGTAATATGTAAACCCGCCTAGTATCATGGTATTATCATAATCTAGGCCGCCAAGCATATCTTGGTAAAAATAACTATTGCCTGCACTTGCTACAATTATTACGCCTTCGGCCATTGCTTCGATCATATCAACATCAGTTGCAGTATTTCTTGCAGGAAATGCTCCACCAATATTTAATCGAGCAATATTTTGTATAACGTTTGTATCCCATACACCATTTGTTGGAAAATATTCAACACCACGAATTGTTAGCTTAGTTATCCCACCTGTTGATAAGGATCCGCCGCGATACCCCCAGCTGTTATTCATTACCGTAGGATTTTTTACGCCGGTTAATGGATTGATTGGTTTGTTTTTATGAAACTCTCGTACATAGTCAATGCCGTTATTATATGTAAGGTTGTAAATGTTTGCATCTCGGGCCCAGCCCTGCGTGTTACCTGCAACAGTTCCAGTAGTATGGGCGCCGTGTTGTTGTAATCTGTTGCTTGGATAAGAATATACCCCGGCGGTGCCGCCGGTAACTACTGGATTGTGTTGGAACCAATTGTATTCTACCATTCGAGTATATCCAGTACCATCTGGATTTTGTTTATATTCTAATACTGTTGGATAAGGGCATCCGTCATCCATTATGACCACATCAACGTTTTTGCCGGAGCAATCTGATAATACAGTTGCTGATTGATTAAGTGTGCCAGCAACCCCCCAATTGTTAATATCAGTTGCTCTTAGACAACGTAATAATCCCCAATTGATATCAGTACTACTGCTTGTTACTGCTTTGTTAAATTGTGTAGAAGTTTGTTCAAAACTATATGTGCCCCTAATTAATCCTTGATCGGCAGGATTTAACTCAACTGCTAAAACTCTTGGATCATTAAGTACAACTGCGGCTTCGTCGTACGTCATTAGGTAATGAGTATTTCTACTAATTGGTCTACGATTAATACATTCTAGAGCCTTACTCGGTAATTTATTATACTGTCCGCGGCCCTCTGTTTCCATATCGGCATAAAAATCGTCAGCATCAGTTATGTCTTTTAAACTGACAATATACTCTTTTAAACTTTGGTCATCGGGATTGCCAAGGTGTGGAATCGGATCTGCCATCTTATACCTCTAGTTGTACTAGTTTCATTGTTACTGTAATTGTCCCAGTGCTTCCGCTTCTATTAACTACTTTAATTTGTATATCGGTTGACGGGGATACTTCGTCACTAAATCCAAGTACTGCCGGGGAAAACAGTTGTGTTTGCGGCCCGGTGGTGATGATTTCTGCAAGAACTCCTGAACCAGGTACTGGATCAGTAGTAATTGTCCTACTGGCATCAGCGGTTCTGGCGGCTGATGACGCATACACAGTTATCCAAGCGGCAGCAGATGTTTGAATACTTAGTAGCATGTATCCTTTCCAGCCTGCTATTGTTATATTACCAGCGGCATTATTAGCTAATGACGCAGTAGTAGCACTAGATAAATTTCTAGAAACTAGGCCAGCACCACCGCCGCCCCCACTTGCTACTGATCCTGGAACCCATTGACTTGTTCCTGAGTTCCATACAAGTGCTTGACCTGAAGAAGGAGCAATTGATGTTGTATCAACATCACTAAGTGCATTAATGCTTGTTGCAGAGTATGCGGCTGGAACGTCAGGCCTATTATATAAATCGTTATAGTTACCGCTGAAGATGCTTGGTTTATTTTTTATAAACGCTAACGAAACATTGTTGTTTTCGCTCCAGTCGCTTTGTATTTGCGCTACAGGTATTGCTGGTTTATTTTTAATAAAATCAAGAGAACCAGAGTCTGCTTGTGTCCAGTTGCTTTGAATCTGCGCGGCTGGAATTGTTGGTTTGTTCTTTATATGATCTAATGCTAAATTATTAGATTGTGTCCAGTCACTTTGAATTTGTGCGGATGGAATTGTTGGGCGACCAGTTAAATCAGAATATGCTCCGGTAGTTGCAACTGTTTTTAAATCAGGCAACCCAGTTAAGTCAATGTATGCACCACTAAACGGTGTTGCTACTGAAATCGTACCATTAGAAATATTAATATTGTTACCAATCTTAACACCCCCAATTACCGAGCCGGTTGCAGTTGGCAGTGTATAAGGAATTGCGCTTATCTCTCCGTCATATACATTTAATCCTGATCCAACAGTCACTCCGCCCAATACTATTGGAGTTGCTTTAGGAAGAGTGTATCCGCCTGGATTAGCACTCAGTACACCATCATTAGTAATGCTAAGATTAGTACCAACTTTAATCCCACCTAGAATATTTGTAGCGGCGTTTGGCAGTACATAGGATTGTCCGGATATTACTCCGTTGTTTACTGTAATGCCGTTGCCAACTTTTACTACTCCAAATTCAATCTCAGATGCTAACTTTGCAGTGATTTGTACATCACCCGAGCGACTACTAGTAATAAGTCCTGTACCCGGAACAATACTTGATACAAGTGCTGGATTGCCACCGTCACTTGCGCCCAGTGCGGTGTAAATCTCGTTGAAATTATCGTTAATTTTTTGAGCGCCGCTTCGGATGGCATCACCGGTTCCGTCGTTTATTATTGCGCCAACATTAATTACTTGCTTTGCCATGTATTATCCTTGATCGAATGTTATCGAATTATTATCAAATGTTCCGCCAACACTGTCAAATGTAGACGGTACACCGGTCTTGTTCTCATATTTACCAATACTTGTGTACCAAATTCCGGGTGCTGCCTTTAGGAACTTGGCGATCTTACTAGTATCGTCTAAAATGCTTGTTGTGCTATCCCATGCCACGCCGTTGCGTTTGATTACAGTTACCCGTGTACCAAAATCAAGTTTGTTTGTTAGTCGCAACTGGTTAGTAATACCGTCAACAGCAAATTCTGCATCTAGTAACACATCGCCCGCCGGGCTTTCGGCAGCTTGATTAACATTATATACAGTATATGGTTTCTTCTTCAATCTAATATTTCCGACAAAGAACACCCAGTTAGCCTTATCAGTATTAAACAATTTAGAACTTGTATGCTCAGTAATACAACGATATGTATAGCTGCCAACCTCAACAATGTTGTCAATCTTATAAGTAACGCCAGGTGTTGTATCAGTTGCAGGTACCCACGGTAACGAAGCATAGCCTCCAACAAATACTTCTATCTCATCAGCCTGTCCGTAGGTTGCAGGAATTACAGTATATAATTCCCAATAACTGATGTTTGTAGGAATTTTAAGAGTATTGACTAATTTTGCAGACGCTACAATTGATTGTATACACTTGTAATATAAATTATTATACACAACAACATCTTTTGCAGAGTAGGTTGTCATAGAATTAAAATTACCTCTCAAAGTTAATCCAAAATCAGCAAACCAAGAAATTGTATTGTCTACTTTAGCTGGCACAAATGTTAACGGAACAATGTTAGTGCCATCACTCTTTACTTGCTCAGTCACTACAGTTTCAATATATGGCAATGTTTCACTTGCACCAATTTCTTGCACAAATGCACCAATTTTATGTAACTTAGGAGTACCTGTACCTAGTGTGCCGCGGCGTAATTGTCCAAGTAGATATGTTGTGTTAGGCCCTACTACCTTAGGTATAAGTGTAAAGAACTCAATACGCTCTCCGCGTATTTCAATAATGCCCGGTTTGTTATTTGCAATACTTGGAGCATCAAAGTTACTTGCATCTAGCACTTCAATAGAAGTATCTGTATATTTTAAATCTGTTACTAATACTGTTTGTTTATTTGCATTTAAACGTTTAAAGTGTAGACGATTTAACATGTCTTTAAACTGCATATAAGAAATACCGCTACTTGAAACTGAACCGCCAAAGGTAACAATATTAAATTCATCCTCAGGATCTGGATACAGTGCCAATGTAAGACTTAATTTATTTTCATTTAGTTTAAAATCAATACTAGGTGTTAACAGTATGCCGTTTTTATATAACCAAACGTAATTATCGTCAAGCACTGCCCTATCAAGTTGTATTACCCCACCAGCAACACCACGATAGTTATAGAACGCGGTAGTGTCAGGAGTGATACTTAGTTTAGAAGTTACATTTACTGCGGTAGCTTGAATATCTAAAATATCATGTTTATATCCACTAATAACTTCAACTACATCATTTGATGTTACTGCTGTACTAAATTGAATTCTTGGTCCGTAAATTCCAGCTGGTGGAATATAAACATATCCTTGCTCCTGTTTAATACTGATAATAAGTTCTTTATTGAGATACGTTTGACGAATTGATTGTGCGATTTTTACATTGATACCACCAATTTCAACAGTGTAGTCAACCCCCGATGTTAATAATACTCCGTTAGCATATACAAATATATCAGTCGCTGAGACAGAATAAGGTAAAAATTTAGCAGGATCAATATTATAAGTTAATTGATTTCCTTTAATTTTGTAATAACTATTATTAGGACCTTTTAAGAATGTTTGGTTTACACGAACTAACATGTAAGATTCTAACGGTAATGCATCACCAATTTGATATGCTAAATCATATGCCGTTGCTCCAGTGCCTTGTATTCGTTCAGTCTTAGTAACTGAGAAGGATTGTTCTCTGCCGCTAACAATAATATAATTAATTAGAGCGCCAGCAGTTGGAGGAATGCTAAATGCAAGGCCTGCACGGTTGGCACTATCATATGTAGAATCAGTTTTAAATAGTGCAGGAGTACCTGGTTCAACAGGAAGTCCGTTAACATATACTAGATAATTAACATTTTCAAGCCACGGTGCTTTAGTGATAAATTCTGTTG